AATTCTTTTATCCTGATACTGATTCATTCTTGGATAATGTAGGGGCAGATAAACTGGCCTTTAATTCAGGAACAACTAATGATTTATTAGATTTTACAAATTTAGGACAAAATCCTATTTCAGTTATTGTAAGAAAAGCATCCAATGCAAATTCAACAGGATTTAATGTAACTGCTGAAGAATGGTATGGTGCTGCAAATGTACCTGGTTATTTAGATAAAGATAGTTTAGTATCTGACTTCTTAGTTGATGTCTTTGTAATAGATGGAAACTTTGGTGGAGACTTTGGTTCTCCTACACCTTATGAAAGATTCGTAGCAGATCCAATTTACCAAACATACTTTGATAAAGTTCAAGGTTTAAAGAGAAGGTTATTTGATTCAGATTCTACTGATACAAAACTTGCTGAATTTTTTAATGAAAGTGAAGTTAACCTTATTGCAACTTATACTGCATCTTTACTTCCTAACTTTACAGATTTATTAGGTAATAACCTTTTCGTAGAAAAAGTTATAAATGCTGACACTGCATCAACTGGATTATTTGTAGCTGTGAATGAAGATTTATTTGACGGTGATACATTACTTGACGGTGTTCAAGGTGGTATTGATTTAATCGGTCACAATATTGAATACACTCAGGCTACTTCAATACAAGATGATGTTAGATTCTTATCATATAGTGGATCAATCGTTTCAGATGTAAGTTATAATGGAACTGGAACTGCAGCAACTGAAGTTACTCAAACAACTGAATTACTATCTGTTACTGAGATAACTTCTGGTGATGTACAAATACAAGTACAGGGTGCTGAAGGTGATGCTTTATATGACGCATTTGCTGCAATGACGGCAAATAGTTCAACAGCAGTAGGTACTTATATACTAACTGCAACAGGGACTGCGTTTGTTCCGGTTATTTCTGCTCAAGTTGTAGGTGGAACTGTAACAGTTACATTATCGGCAGCCGGTGGAATTACTTCTGCTGATTTTGCAAGTGGACCAGGAGCAGTATACAAATACATCAATGAAGGTGATTTTGGATTTGTTACTGACCAAGTACCAGATAATGATAATGCAAGTTCAAATATCATAGGTGGATATGGTTCTATATTATATAGCCAATTCACAAATGGTACTCTTACTGATGGTGATGAAGCAGTATATGAAATAACTCTAGGAGGTATAACAACTCAGTATACATCTTACTTAGTATTTAATGCTGTTAATTATCCTGCTATTCATACTGCTAATCCAACAACTGCAGCAACAACAATTCCTATTTCGGATCCAAATTATTATTTACCATCCGTTGCCGTAACACCTTATGAGGAAGATGATTTTAATAATGTTACACCACATGGACAATTTAATTTAGGTGGAGTTGATGGACAGTTTTTAAATTCTGTTCCTGTTGCATATCCATTCGGTGTATTTGGAATACAAACACTTAAAGGTGCAATGAACAGATCTATAGATATTATATCTGATTCATTAACTGAAACAGGTTTAAAGCCTAACCAAGTATTAATATCATCTAATGATCCTGATGCATCCACAGTTACAGTAGGAAATTACTTAGTACATTTTGAAGGAACTATTGATATACCACATTCAAGGTTAACAAGAATAAATGCTGTTCAAGGTGGATTAACTAACGCTGAATTTAGCACTATCCCTGTTGGGGAAACTGCACTGTTAGTAACTTGCCAAAGTGAAATAGATACTTATGCCGCTGGCGGAGTAACAAAGGTTGAATTATATTTTCCAATTGATAGATGGATTGATTATCTAAACGTATTTACCTTAGATGGTTTTAAATTAGATAGCACAAGACATGTACCTAACGGAACTAATGATAGACAAGTTGAAATCTTAAACGGTACTTTAAATGGAACTAATTTATTTAAAGCATTAACTGATAGAGATGTAATTAACTTTAGATATATTGTAGATACATTCGGAAACGGTATTGAAAGTGGATCTAAAGCGATATACACAGTGTTAGCTTCTACTAGAAAGAATGCATTCGCAATATTAAATGCTCCATCGGCTAAAGATTTTAAACGTAATCTTGATCCATCATTTAAAGATCTTACTGGAAGTTTATCATCTAGATTTATTTCTACTGGTGGTGATCTTGCATTAAATCCTACTGTTAGATACTCATTACCATCTCAAACCCAAGGTGCGAGTTGGGGAGCATTCTATTATCCTTTCATTACTGTTAGGGATTTAGGTAGAAATATAAATGTTGTACCAGCTGCATACGTTTCAAATAACTTTATTGCAAAATATGAAAACGCTTTACCGTGGTCATTAGTTGCCGGAGTTCGTAGAGGTGTTGTAGGTGGAGCAGGAGTTGTAGGATTAGAAGTTAATCTTGGAAAAGAGGACAGAGAATACTTAGAACCATTTGGATTAAATCCGATTGTATTCCAAAGTGGAACTGGACCAACAATCTTTGCAAATAAAACTGCACAGCAGACTACAAAATCTGCATTAAGTTCTATTAACTGTAGAGAGGTTGTAATTTACATCCAAGATGGTATTGAAGCAATTCTGAAAAACTATCTATTCGAATTTAATACGGCGCAAACAAGATTGGAGATTAAAACACTTGCTGATAATTTCTTAGCAACTGTTCAAAACGATGATGGTGTTTACGATTACAAAAACGTGATGGATGAAACTAATAATACTCCAGAAGTTATTGATCAAAATGTCGGTATCCTAGATACTTATATTGAACCAGTAAGAGGAATGGAAATTCTCGTACAGAGAACTACAATTCTTAAGACAGGTGCAATTGCATCAGGAAACTTCCAATAAGAGGAAACTAAATAAGAATATATAAAAAAAATAAAATAAACTATGCCACTACCACATTATACCCAATCAAGGGCCAGTAGCCAAAGGTACGAACCTATTCAGCCTAACCTATTCGAGGTGACTGTATTTTCACCACTAGGAGATGATACGGGTTTAATCTTGGAGCAAGTTAAAACTATCGGAGGTTTAAATAACTTAAACCCTGCTGTAGATGCAATAGGACAGAAATATAAATTTGCTGACCGTTCATTTGCAAGTATGCCAGGTCAAACATTTATGGATCTGACTGTTAACTTTAGTCTTAACTTAAACGAAGCTAATGAAAACTACATTTACAATACATTCCGTAATTGGTACAAAATAATCTATGATCCATTAACTGGTGAAATGGGATTAAAGAAAGACTATGTTGGAAGTATGATCATTGTACAATATAACAGAGCAGGTGATATCTTTAGAAAGATTACTTGTAAAGATGTATTCCCTACAGGTCAACCTGATTTTGTAGATGAATTAAGCTATGAAACTCCAGACGCAGTTGATTTAACAATGACTTATCGTTGTGATCACTGGGTTGAAGAAAATGTTGGAGCTGCATAATAGCTTTTTAAATATTTTAGAAAAACTGGCTTTAGGGCCAGTTTTTTTGTTTGTACTTTGATATATATTATAAATTATATAATCTAAACATATGACAATCTTTAAAGTAGTAAATGAAACTGATGGAAAGGTTTATGTAGGTTATTCAGTTAATGATAATCCTAATAACTTAGGGGCAGGTAAATATATCAAAAGAGCCGTTAAAGATTTTGGAACAAAGTCTTTTCAAAAAACTGTTCTTGAAGAATTTGAATCTGAAGAATCATTAAGCCATATAATGGAAAGGCTAGAATTTTGGATAAAAAATTATAAAGCTGATAATCCTAAATATGGATATAATGAAAGCGTACAAGAATTAATTCCACAAAAAAAGAGACTTACTAAAAAACTACAAGTTCTCTTAACACCAGAAGATGAGGATAATTTAAATGCAATTATTATCGAAAAATCAATGGAAAACAAAACAAAACCACTACCTGTGTCTAAGTACGTAAGACAGTTAATAGTAGAACACATAGTAGAGGAAACATCACCAGAAAAACAATTAATAAAAATTAAATAATTATGAGCAGTCACGAAGACAATATTAAAAAAGAGTTTGAAGCAGCAGAAGGTATAGTAGATACTAATGCCGAAGTAAAAACTAACCAAGATGGCAAGATAACACAGTTAGGAACTGTAGATACTAGTAGAGGTTCTGGTGTAACATCAATAGATGATCCAGAAATACAAAGAATACAATCATTAACTGGTTATATTAAATTAGATTTAGCAAACTTTCCTTCAGGTGGACAGTTTTACAGAGAAGATTTTGAAATTCATATTAGATCTGCAAGGGTTGGTGAAATTAGAGAATTCTCAACAGTAGATGAAGAAAACATTTTAGATGTAGATGAAAAGCTAAACTCACTTCTAGTGAACTGTACAAAAATTATGTATGGTAACCAAAGGGGATCTTATAGAGATGTTTTAGAAGAGGATAGAATATATCTAATCCTATCTATTAGAGAGTTAACTTTTAAGGAGGGTGAAAATAAACTGATGATGCCTGTTGGTAGAAAGAAATGTAAAACAGGAACTTGTAAATCACAAGAATCAGTTGAACTTAAAACTAACAATCTTCAATTTAATGAACAGGATGAATTAATAGAAAAATATTATGATTATGAAAATAAATGTTTTACTGTCCCAACAAAGAGTCATGGTGAATTAATTATTGCCCCACCGACTATTGGAGTAATGAGAGCCATTACTGATTGGATACGAAAAAGAGAAGAAGGAAATTTACCTTGGGATAAATCCTCATTAAGTATTTTGCCTTATATTCAAAGAGAATGGCGAGGATTTAATGATAAAGAAATATTTTCTGCAATTACAAGTTTCCAAGGGTGGGATGCTAGTAAATTTTCAATTGTTTATAGATTAGTAGAAAAAGCAAAAATTGGAGTTAAGCCTGAGTTTAACTATCCATGTGAAAGCTGTGGTGAGGAGGTCACAGTTCCGCTCACGTTTCCCGGCGGGATCAAAGCTCTCTTTATTATTCAAGATATCTCTTCTGAACTTTTATAAAGTACGAGTATTATTATTAGAAAAGTTGCATCTCCAGCCATCAGAGCTGGATTTGCTTCCTTTCTATGAGTATGAATATACTTTAGAAATGTTTAATGAGATTCTTAAGGATCGTAATGACGAGGAAAAACAGAATACTCAATCTTATTCGGATAAATATAATACGGACAGCATGTCTAAGTCTATGAACAAACAGATGAGTTCTTTTAAAGCACCATCTATGCCTAAGATAAGCATGCCGAAGTTTTAAATAAATATATTGAATGGCAACTGTAACTCTTAAAGATTTAATGAGTCCTCTATCTAAAATAGAGGCTTATGCTAATGAAACTTCTGAAACTGTTAAAAGAATTGAAGAATTTTTAGTTCAAGGCATGGATTCAAATAAGGGTTCTAATATGTCTGATAAGTATTTTGAAAAACTGTGCGATGTTTTAACTAATGGGCTTAATGCAAAAGAAATTTCTAATTCTATTGCCAAACAAATAGCTTCTTTAAATGAAAAGCAGCTTGAAATTTTAACTGAAGGATTTAATCCAAAGCAAGCCGAAGACAGTAAAAAGAATACTAAAAAGGCAAATGATGTTTTAAGTGAGGTTCTTGATATAGATAAAAATATCAGTGAAAATACCTCCCTGATAGCTGCCCTGAATGAAAAGCAGCTTAAGGAATTAAGTCGTATCTCCACACAATTATTATCACAAACAAGAGCAATCTACCGTACTGCCGACAATACTGATAGTTGGTTAGGCGGAGCATTAAGACAATATATCTTAGCACGACAGAGTGGTAAGAAATTAGATCAAATTGCAAAAAATACTCAATCGGCAATAGCCGCTACTAAAGGCCCAACCCCAAAGGTAAAAGAAAAGCCTGAAAAGATGAAGAAGAGCAATGTAGGATCTCGTCTAAAGGATTTAGGTATGGGTGCGCTACTAACAGCTAAAGCAATGATGCGGTGGATTTTTGTTCCGCCAAAGGTATTGAAAAAATTTAATTTATTTGTAGTAGATACACTTAGTGCATTTGAAAATGTCAAACCTAAAAAGGTAAAAGCAGGAGCAGAGGCTGTAGCGGTTGTATCAGGAGCTGCTATGGTATCAGGTAAAGCAATGATGCTTTGGATGTTTGTACCTATGTCGGCTGTTAATAAATTTACAAAGTATATAACAAAATTAAGTAAATCTCTAGCAAAAACTCAACCTAAGAAAATGAAAAAGGGTGCTAAGGCATTAGGTTTAATGGGAGATTCTATAATGAAATTTGCTAAAGCATTAGCCTTATCTGCAATTTTACTTATACCTGGTATGATAGCAATACCATTCTTAATACTATCAATGACAGTTGTTGGTGGTGCTGTTGCTTTATTAGGCGGTAAGAAAATGTCTCAGCGGATTAGAAGAGGTGCAAAAGCCTTGGATAGAGTAGGTGATGCTATAAAATCTTTTGCAATCGGACTAGCTTTATTTGCTTTAACTACAATGTTTATAATAATGAAGCCGGCTGTTATTGGTGGTATGATTGGTTCATTATTATTAATACCTGGTGCTGTTGCTATATTAGGCGGTAAGAGAATGTCTAAAAGAATCAGAAGAGGTGCACGTGGGTTATTCCTTGTAGGTTTAGCATTAATACCTTTTGCTTTAGGTTTAGCAATCTTTTCAATGGCTACGAAAGGAATGGAAATTGGGGATGTTCTTATACAAGGTGCTGTAATACTAGCAGTAGGTGGTGCCGCTGCATTAGTTGGTAAATTTGGAATGAAGAATATTTTAATGGGTGCTTTGGCTCTGGTAACAAACGGATTAGCATTATGGGTATTCAGTATGGGTTATACTCCATTTGAAAAATCTACAAGAGGATTAGGTATAGGCGATGTAGGGGTACAGGCTGCAATATTAGTTGCTGTTGGTGGAATTATGGCATTAGCAGGATTGGCGGTTGCTGCCACTGGCGGTACTGCTTTATTAGGTCCTCTTATGTATGCTGCCGCAGGTTTAGCATTACAAGAATTGGCACCAGGTTTACAGATGATGAAAAAGGTAGACTTTACCAAAACCGATGCTGAAAACTTATCTTTTACATTAGGTGCAGTGGCTGCTGCATTCTCAGGTGTAGAACCTGAAGCAGGATTCTTAAAGAATGTTGGTAATGTATTTAGTAGAATAGGACAGAGTATTGCCGGAGGTGGAGCCGCTGCAATGTATATAGGTGCAGGAAAGGCGTTACAAGAATTATCGAAAGGTTTAAATGCGTTTAAAGAAATTGACTTTACACAGGAAGATTCAGAAGATCTTGCTGTTGCGTTAGGTTCTGTTAGTGCTGCCTTCGCTCAAGCTGGTGGAGAACCATCAAACCCAGGCGGTTTATTTGGTTTAGTATTTGGATCTACATTTAGCCCTAATGCAACCGAAAGAGGAGTTAAATCAGTAATGAGATCAGGTGATGCACTTACTGAAATTACAAAAGGTCTTCACTCCTTTATGAAACTACAAGAAAAAGGTGCTCAGTTTGGAGAACCTGATAATGATGGAAATTATGAAGAAGGCACTTTAGGTTATGCAATTACAAATACTGTAGGATTTATTAGAACGGCGTTTGCCGCAGTTGCTGGAGAAGGTAATGTTCAGGCAGGTGGATTCTTTAATACTCTATTTGGAATTAAAAAGAATAAAGTAGCAGAAGGTATTGATTCAGTTAGAGGAGTTGGTAAAAACTTAGATGATATTGCCAATAGTGTAATGAAATTCCAAACAATGATAGAAAAAGGTATTAAGTTTGGAGAACCTGATGGTGATGGAAATTATGAAGAAGGTACCCTAGGTTATGCAATTGTAAATACTATAGGATTTATTCGTACTGCTTTTGCTGCCGTTGCTGATGAAGGTAATGTTGAGGCAGGTGGATTCTTTAATTCCTTATTTGGTGTTAAAAAGAATAAAGTAGCGGAAGGTGTTGATTCGGTTAGAGGAGTTGGTAAAGATTTAGATTCAATTGCTGATGGTTTACTTAAATTTATTGGATTTACAAAAGATAATATTGATTTTGGTCCAGAAGGTGATTTAGCCAAAGCAGTTGTAGGTTCAATAACATTTATAAGCGATGCATTTGCTGCAGTC